ACTGAATCATCTCTTCCTCCAAAGATTAGAGCAGTATATGGCGTTTGTTGCACACTCATTTTTATCGAAATTATGTTACTTTGGCCACTCATTGCTGAACTTCGAGCTAAAAACTCATTCATTGCATGGGGATATGAAACCTTCAACGGCGGATTAGAACGATTAAAGAATGATGTCTTAGGCTACACCTACCATTTTTCTCTTGACTTTTCTACATTCGATAAACTCATACCCTTCTGGCTAATAGACGATGTCCATGACATATGGCAATCGTTTTACGATATCGGACCTTATTATGAAGATGACCCACGTTACCCTAACCCTTCAACCGACCCAAATCGGATCTTAAATCTATGGGAATTCTTAAACTATAGTGTAAAACACCAAGTTTTTAGAGCTCCAGATGGATCGAGATACAAACGAAGACATTCGGGTTTACCCTCGGGTTTATTGCAAACACAATTGCTCGGCAGCTTTTGTAATGCAATCATGGTTTTAAGCGCACTCTCCCTAATCGGAGTAAATCTCAACGATGTACACTTCAAAGTACTTGGCGATGACGGACACTATTCAATAATATTGAAGTATCGTCTTACACCAACTAATTTAAGAGACATCGCAGATTACTGCCTGCTACACTTCAACGCTATTATAAACGTTGAAAAATCTACCTTTAACGAAGTAAGTGATAGCCTCCAATTTTTATCTTATCGTTTTCACAACGGCGCAGTTCGACGTGTACACGAAGATTTAATTGGTAAGCTCCTCCTCCCTGAATCATCTCAACTTTTAGTATCAACTACTAAATCTAGAGCAATGGGTATTTTGATAGCAAACCTCGGATATAGCCGAGAAGTTCATTTGATATGTTTAGACATTATTGAACATCTTTCTAACGTAGAAGAAGATTTTTCTAATCTAGACTGGTACGATAAACAAAAATTCGAATCAGCACTAAAAGATTTAAGATCTATTCCCACACGTGAGAGTTTGTTCCAATTAGCTCGCACAATCAAATACTCTCTTGGCGATCCAGAATTCATTAAGTATATTCGCTAGTATAATACTCACGTCTAACGAATATACCCAGGTTGTATGACAATTTAAATTTGTCAATCAGCATGGGTAATATACACGATGAATATTATACACGTACCGGGTCCTGTTCCAGGT